GTCATCTTTCTTGACGAGTTCGCATTCATCCCGAATCACATTGCTGATGACTTCTTTGCCTCTGTTTATCCTACTATTACGTCTGGACAAAGTACTAAAGTAATTATTGTTTCTACCCCAAGAGGTATGAATCATTTTTATCGGATGTGGCATGATAGTGAAAAGGGTAAGAGTGATTATGTACCAACTGATGTGCATTGGAGTGAAGTCCCAGGTAGAGATGATGCTTGGAGAGAACAGACAATTGCTAATACTTCTGAGGAACAATTTAAAATTGAGTTCGAATGTGAATTTCTAGGTTCTGTTAATACTCTTATTAGTCCAGCAAAACTTAGAAATCTAGTATATGAAGATCCATTAAAAAAGAATGCAGGTCTTGATATTTACGAAAATGCAAAGAAAAATCATAATTATTTAATGACTGTTGATGTAGCAAGAGGATTGGGTAATGATTACTCTGCTTTTCTTGTTTTTGATATAACTGAGTTTCCATATAGGGTAGTTGCAAAATATAGAAATAATGAAATTAAACCAATGTTATTTCCTAATATAATCCATGATGTAGCAAAGGGATATAACCAAGCATATCTTTTAATAGAAGTTAATGATATAGGAGATCAAGTAGCAGGTATTCTTCAATTTGATCTTGAATATGAAAATCTTCTTATGTGCTCAATGAGAGGACGTAGTGGGCAAATTGCTGGATCAGGATTTAGTGGTAAAAAATCTCAACTTGGTGTTAGAACAACTGCTGCAGTTAAAAAATTGGGTTGTAGTAATTTAAAAACTTTAATAGAAGACGATAAATTAACAACATGTGATTATGATGTTATATCCGAATTAACAACATTTACTCAAAAACATAATTCATTTGAGGCAGAAGAGGGATGTAATGATGATCTTGCTATGTGTTTAGTATTATTTGCATGGTTAGTGGCGCAAGATTATTTTAAAGAAATGACTGATAATGATATTCGTAAAAGGTTATATGATGAAAGAAAAAATGAAATAGAACAGGATATGGCACCATTTGGATTTGTATCAGATGGAGTTTCTGATGAGTCTTCTTTCGTAGATCAAAGTGGTGAAAGATGGTATACGGATGAATATGGGGATCGTTCTTACATGTGGGACTATATGTGAAAAAAGTGTATGTAAAAAGATTATTGGGAGGGTGATGATGTTTGAATTAAATGAAAATTTAGAAATAAAAAAGGAATTATTTCAAGGAACTGTAATATACACAATTGATGATTTTTATAAGAATCCAAAAAAGGTAGAAAATTATTTGTTTGGTGAACCAAGTAAGATATCTCTCCATAAGATGGATGAAAAACCATCATTTAATAATGTTTATTTTGAAGATCGTAGACATGATGATTCAATAGACAATTTAGATCTCAGAAACGTTTATGACTTTTTATCCAGTTTATGTGGACAAGGTTATGAAGATCCTGATGTTGTTACCAATTGCACAAGGTTCAAAAGACATCAGTTTAATGATTACAAAAATTATTACTGGTGGCCACATACTGATAGTGGATATAATGGTATAGTTTATTTCAATGATGATGATAAAAATGGCACATGTTTATATGAGGTATTAGTAAAACCACCAGATATAAATGAACACGAACAACCGTGGGGAGCAAAGAAAGATTTTATAGTGATAAAGACATTAGAACCTAAGTACAATAGACTTGTATTTTTTGATGGGTATGAATTTCCACATGGTATGAATATCTGCACTGATAGGTATTTTGGTGAAGAGTATCGTATTAATCAAGTATTTTTCTTTGATTCTGTAGAATTTTTAAGAGAACTTGAAGAAGAGGATGACTATGATGATTAAGGGGGTTGACACCCTCTTTTTTTATATTATACTATATTTGTTGGACGCAACATGGGAGTGACTGAATAAACTTACTGGCAACTGCTGGTTAAGGTGATAGATGGCATACTGATGAATATGGGGATCGTTCTTACATGTGGGACTATATGTGAAAAAAGTGCATGTAAAAAGATATTTTAATAAATAATTTCAGTATATTCTGAGACTCGGAGAGTAATAAGATGCCGCTAAATTTAGCATCTCCTGGAATTCTGGTAAAAGAAGTTGATCTGACGACAGGAAGAGTGGATCCTACTTCCGATGCCGTTGGAGCAATTGTTGGACCATTTGAGAAAGGACCAGTTAATGAACCTGTGCTGGTAAATAACGAACAGGATCTTTTAGATAATTTTGGTAATCCCCATCCTACAGACAAGCAATATGAATCTTGGATGGTTGCATCTTCATACTTAGCGTATGGTGGATCATTGCAGGTTGTAAGATCTAGTGATACTTCACTTAAAAACGCAAGATCTGGATCAACTGCAGTATTACTGAAGAGTTATCAAGACTATTTAAATAATGGATATGATGAAAATACACTTTCAGGAGTACCTATTGCTGCAAGAAGCCCAGGATCTTGGGGAAATGGAATTAAGGTTGCAGTAGTTGATGGTCTAGCAGATCAAACTCTTAGTGGAATCGCAACACATTCTGGAGGACCAACATCATTTGCTGTTGGTATGGGAGTTACCCAAAGTCTTCAAGGTGAAGTGTTAGTTTCTGCTGGAGCAACATCAGCAGTAGCGAATGGAACATATTTGAAAGGAATTATTACTGAGGTAGGTACTGGAGCAATTGGTGTTAAAGTCCTTTCTCAAGTAGATGCTGCAGGTACAGAAACCGAAGTTGATTATCAACAGGGTGGACTTAATGCATTTAAGAATAGTAAAAATGTTGGATTGGTTCCTTATGGTGGAACAGTTTCTACTTCTTCAACAACATATACTAGTACATTAGATTGGTACGATCAACAAAAGATTACTCTTACTAATAGTACTATTAGTTGGAATACTCTTGCAGATAGACCAGAAACTTCCTCACATGCTGTAGGAAAAAACAGTAGATTTGATGAAGTTCATGTTGTTGTTATTGATGATTTAGGTGAAGTTACTGGAAATGCTGGTACAATTCTTGAGAAGCATACAAATCTTTCTAAAGCAACTGATGCCGAATATTCAGTAGGAGCACCTTCTTATTGGAGAAAGTATATTGCTGAAAATTCAGAATTTATCTTTGCAGGTGTTCAACCTACAGGTGTTAGTACTGTTTCTGCTTTTAGTAGTGGATATAATCAAGAAACTGATAACCAGTGGGATCAACCAGCAAAAGATATTAAATTTGCAGGTGTTGGTTCACCAACTCTTACACTAGAAAGTGGTAAGAATTATGATGGTACAGAAGATCTTACTGCCGTTGGAGCACTTGCTGCAACAGTTGGTGATCTTTCAACAGGTTATGATATCTTTGCAAATAGTGAAGAGTATGAAGTTGATTTCTTACTTCAAGGTGGTGGATCATTATCTCTAGAAGATACCCAAGCACTTGCAAGTAAATTAATCTCAGTTGCTGAAATTAGAAAAGATTCAATTGCATTTGTATCTCCTAATAGAGGTTCTCAACTTACAGAAGCATCTGCTGGAGAATATTCAGTTAAGAGTGGTACTGACATTACTTCAAATTTAGTTAATTTCTATGCATCAGTTCCTTCATCTTCATATGCAGTATTCGATAGTGGATACAAGTATATGTACGATAGATTCTCTGATACATTTAGATATGTTCCTTTAAATGGTGATATTGCTGGTACTTGTGCTAGAAATGATACTACTAACTTCCCTTGGTTCTCACCTGCTGGAACTAGTAGAGGAGCAATATTAAATGCAGTTAAACTGGCATTTAATCCAACTAAAGGACAAAGAGATACATTATATTCTAATAGAATTAACCCAGTAATATTCTCACCAGGAGCAGGAATTGTTCTATTCGGTGATAAGACTGGACTTGCTAAAGCATCTGCTTTTGATAGAATTAATATTCGTAGATTGTTTATCTACCTTGAGAATTCTATTTCTGCTGCTGCAAAAGATGTGATGTTTGAATTTAACGATGCTCTAACTAGAAATTCGTTTGTGAATGCTGTTGAACCTTTCCTTCGGGATATACAGGCAAAGCGTGGTATTCAAGATTTCAGACTAATCTGCGATGAATCAAATAACACTGCTGCTATTATTGATGCCAATGAATTTATAGCAGACATCTTTGTTAAACCATCACGTTCGATTAATTTCATTGGACTAACCTTCGTGGCGACTAGATCTGGAGTGTCATTCTCCGAAATTATTGGCAACGTTTAATTTAAAGAGGTAAAAATCCAATGGCACTAAGAACTATTTCACAATTTAAATCCACCTTAGTTGGTGGTGGTGTAAGACCTAATCTGTTTGAAGTTACACTAAACTTCCCAAATGGTACAGGACAAACATTATCATTCATGTCGAATGATAATAATCCAACAGCAGCAGAGCAATCAATTACTACTGCTGGTGTTTCTGATGATGTACCATTTTTGGTAAAAGCTGCTGCTCTACCAGCATCTAATATTTCCCCAGTTGAAGTTCCTTTTAGAGGAAGAATACTTAAAGTTGCTGGTGAAAGAACATTCGATACATGGACTGTTACAGTTCTAAATGATTCTGACTTTAAGATCAGAACATCATTTGAAGAATGGATGAATGGTATTAGTAGACTAACTAACGGATCAGGTGAGGTTAATCCAGCAGATTATACTGCTGATGCTGCAGTTGATCAACTTGATAGAAACGGATCAGTTTTAAGGAGATACAATTTTGTTGGAGTATTCCCAACTAATATTTCCGAGATTCCTCTATCAATGGATACAACAGATACCATAGAAGAATTTACAGTTGAAATGCAAGTTCTTTACTGGACTCTTGCTGCTCAAACTACGAGCAACAATGAATCAGTTAAGCCTGCAATTAACTAATAGGTAAATTTAAATAACTACAATAACCTCATCCATTTATGGGTGGGGTTATTTACGTCTATATAAATAGTTAAAATAATTTATATTAGATCTAAGATAATGTCAAAACTGTTTGGTTTTTCTATTGAATCTTCTGAGAAGAAGTCAAAAACTATTGCTTCTCCAATTCCACCAAATAATCAGGATGGTGTAGATAATTACATCTCTAGTGGATTTTATGGTCAATTTGTAGATATTGAAGGTGTATATAAAACTGAACAAGATTTAATTAAAAGATATCGGGAAATGGCAATTCATCCCGAAGTTGATAATGCTATTGAAGATGTTGTTAATGAAGCAATTGTTAGTGATTTGTATGATTCTCCTGTAGAAATAGAATTATCTAATGTAAATGCAAGTGATAGTTTAAAGAAAAGAATAAGAGAAGAGTTTAAATATATAAAAGAGCTATTAGATTTTGATAAAAAATCGCACGAAATCTTTAGGAATTGGTATATTGATGGTAGATTATATTACCATAAAGTAATTGATCTTAAAAAACCAGAAGATGGGATCAAAGAATTAAGGTATATTGATCCTATGAAGATGAAGTTTGTTCGTCAAGAAAAGAAGGACAAAAATAAACCTGCAGGAATTGATCTTGGTAGAGTAGATGAAAATAGTAAATCTTTCTATCCAGATATAGAAGAATATTTTATATTTACACCAAAACAAAATTATCCAATGGGGATGGTTTCTGGGGCAGGTGGACAAAAAGGAGTAAAAATTGCTAAAGATACAATCACTTATGTTAATTCTGGATTAGTAGATAGAAATAGAGGAAGTGTTCTTTCTTATCTTCACAAATCTATTAAGGCACTTAATCAACTAAGAATGATTGAGGATAGTCTTGTTATCTACAGATTATCAAGAGCACCAGAAAGAAGAATATTCTACATTGATGTAGGTAATCTTCCAAAGGTAA